AAAGTATGGGACATGCCGCTTTCGATAAATATAAAGAGGAGTTTCTTCAGGGCTGTAAAAATAACAAAACCGTATCAGACGATAAAGCAATTCAGATTTGGAACATGATGTCAGAGTCAGGATCGTATTCATTTAACCTATCTCACTCTGTGACATATTCCATGATCACGTATTATGATATGTTTAGCAAGACGTACTACCCTGCCGAGTTTATAACAGCCTGTCTGACACTCGGAAACAAAGATAAAAATGTTGAATATATCAGAGAGGCCAGGAGATTAGGGCTGAAGATCAACCTACCTAAAATTGGTATATCACACCCTCTAAAGTGGAATTGTGACAACAAGAAAAATCTGTTTGCCCCGTTTATATCCATTAAAGGGGTTGGAGATGTAACAGCGAAGAAGATTGCCAAGTTCAAAGAGAAAAAGAAGCGGGTCAAGAGCTTCTTTACTTTGCCTGACGAGAGCAAGAAGATAAATGGGATTGATGAAAAGACCATGAACATATTGAATTGCGTAAAGGCGTTTGATCCTGACTATGTAACTACCGATGAAGATTTGAGGAAGTATAAGAAACTTTTTATATTTTAAGATTTTGCCTTAATGAAACAGTATAAAGTGTATATAATATATTAAATAGATTAACTTTAACTCAACAAGTAAAAGGAGGATAACATTATGTTTGGATATAAAATGATATATTATCCTCCTTGTAGAGTATGTTGGTACTGCCCATCATTAGTAGTTCCTGTGGAAACTCCGACTAACCAGAAGACGGAACTGGCTATGGGCCAAAATCATATAACCGCTTATCCAGTCGATCAAAGTGATTACGGTTGACTACAGCGCCTGGATATTGTCGGAGATGTCCTGCCCCCAGGCGCTGAATATAAATTTGGAAAGACTAAACTTAAAATTAGAAGTGCATATAGATAGAAGTGACAGTTTGGCGGGGGTTATGGGAACAGCTCTTGAACGCGCGCAGAGTATATAAGGTTCGAATCCTTAACCGCCATTTATTTTTCTTTGGAAATATAACCCCCCCCGTTATCCTGAAAAGGAGCGGGGTTTTTGGGTGCAAGCAGCCGATATCTATATATCGGCTGATGGTACTGTAAAGATAATATCAATGGAAAACAAAATAACCGGAGAAAAGTAAATGCCTTTACATCTCGATTACCGCCCTGACTCACTTGAAAACTTTATTGGCAACCGCTCTACAGTACAGGCCTTAAAAAATACTCTGACCAAAGAGTCCAGGCCACACAGTTACCTATTTACGGGTGATTCTGGATGCGGCAAAACGACATTAGCCAGAATAGCCGCTGCCAATTTAGGTATTACTGGCTTTGATTTGAAGGAAATTAACTGCTCGGACAAACGGACCTTAGAAGATGCTCGGGAGATTATCAGGAAGGCCAGAACAGCATCTCTTTTAGGTAATGGCGGCAATAAAGGTTGGATTTTGGATGAGTTTCATCTATTTGGGGAGGGTGGTAACAGCCCAAAGAATAAACCACAGAACGCTCTATTGAAAATCCTGGAAGAGCCACCCTCACACGTATACTTTTTCATTTGCTCAACCGATCCGCAGAACATCTTAACCACTATCAAAAGTAGATGCTCTACTTACGAAGTTCGACCATTATCAACTAAACAGATTACCGAGTTGTTGAGTAAAGTAGCTGAAAAAGAAATTCCTCAAGAGGTGCTTGAGCAGATTGCCAAAGACAGTTTGGGACGGCCACGGGAAGCATTAACTATCCTGGAAAAGATAATTGACTTGCCGGAAAGACAAATGCTGAGGGCCGCTAAGCAATCTGCTCAAGTAGAAAGCCAAAGTATTGATCTGTGCCGGGCTTTAATTGCTGGCAAGTCATGGAAAGAAGTAAGTTCAATTTTAAAAGGGTTGGAGAAAGAGCCGGAAGAATCTATCAGAAGAAGTGTTTTAGGGTGGGCCTCAACTGTTTTATTGAATGATGGTGACCCTCAAGCTTATTTGGTTTTAGATTCTTTCCGTGAACCGTTTTATAATAGTGGCCGAGCTGGTTTAACATTAGCTTGCTACGAGGCTTTGGGGGCTGGAGAATAAGTTTGATGAGAGTGGCGAAAATTGGTAGACGCTCTGCCTAGCGGGCAGGATGGGGTAGGTTCAATTCCTATCATCAACTGGGTTCCTATACAGGTTCGAATCCTGTATCTCATCATTTTGAATAAGGAGTGTTAAATGAAATGGTTTATGTATTCTTGGTGGAAATATCTTTTACAGAAACCAAATGGAGTTTCGTGGCTAACTGCAATTTCATGTCGGGCAAAGAATCATCCTTGCGGTATTTGGTATTATAATGTTAGCGGATATGCACCTGATACCCACTGTAAAAATTGTAATGATGATCTTGGGTAAAGAACATGTCGAAAATTAATAAATACAACACTTCCGGCTTCCCTGGCGTTTCATATAGTGGATTTCATCAAAAGTGGAATAGTTTTATAAAAGTCAATGGCAAGAAAATCCATTTAGGATATTACAAAAATGCTCTTGATGCAGCTTTAGCCAGATTTACTTTTGAGGTATGGTGTTCTCGGTGGAAATGTGATTACAGAAGCGAACTTGTTAAGGCGATAAGAGTAGAGTGGCCGGGATTTAAATTTAGAAGAAGGAGAACGAAATAAGGTAACATGAAAGAAAAATTAACTCAATCAGAGTTAAAAAGACAGCTTCATTATGATCCTGATACAGGGATATTTACTTGGAAGGTTAAAAAACAAAGAGTAAATATTGGTGATGTTGCCGGTAATTTAAATAAATTGAGTGGATATATAAATATTAAACTTAATGGCATTCAATATAAAGCTCATCGCCTTGCTTGGCTATATATGGAAGGTTATTTTCCGGAACATCATATAGATCATAAATTTGGAATTAAGGACGATAATCGCTGGAATAAGATTAAACATGTTACACGATCTTGTAATATGCAAAACCAGAAAATAAACAGCAGAAATACTTCTGGCTTTCCAGGTGTTTCTTGGCATAAAAGGGATCAAATATGGCTTTCTTATATTGGTCTTAATGATAAACTTATTTCACTTGGAGCATATGACGATCCATTAGAAGCAGCTCTTGCAAGATTTACATTTGAAGAGCAATGTCCACAATGGAAATGTAATTATAGAAGCAAATTGGTTAAAGCAATTAAAAATGCATGGCCTGAATTTAATTTTGGAAAAAGGAGGAGTAGATGAATTATGAAGACGATATTAATATTGATCCATCTGCCTTAGATGTTGAGTCTTTAAGACAAGCAAGTTTATTTTATCAATACTCAAAGGCTGAAGCAGAGGCGAAGCATAAGCATCAATTAATCTGGGAAAATGCGAAGGTAATAAGATCAGAACTTATATTGCAGGCAGCAGAAGACAAAGCCTTAAAAAATGCTCAAGCTGTTGAAGCATATTATAGAAGTCATCCAAAATATAAAAAGGCGAAGGAGGAATTGATTCAAGCGGAATACGAACAGAATATAGCTTCTGCTGCCTGTTTTGCAATGCGCCAAAGAAAAGATATGATTGAGAACCTGACCAGACTGGCCATGGCTGATTACTTTGCCAGGCCATCTGAACCACGTGATCTTGCTGGTGAATCTAACAAGAAGAGGGAGGAACAAACCGAGCGGGTCAGAGAAAGGGCTGGTTCAAAACTTGAAGGGAGGCGAAGAAGGGTATAGAGATTCGAAAACATCGACATTGGCGATAGCCACTCAAAAGAACATATAAATAATGTGTTTATTTAGCCCCGTATTTCAGAAAACAATGGACACTGAGCAGGGGTAGCCCGATATGGTTGATTCCAATCGGGCCTTTTGGGTAAAAGTACAATGCAAGAGTGGCGGAATTGGTAGACGCTATAGATCGGTTAGTAATGAACAGGAGTCCGGAGGGCAGAGATGGCCGCTGTTGTACGGGTAGCTTGACTGGCGCTAGTAATAAAAACCCCTATGATTAGCATATGATAAATGCAGGTTCGAATCCTGTCTCTTGCAGCATTAAAATTCTAATTCTAATATGGAGAAAACAACATGGCAAGACGTGGAAAAGTAGCAGGAAAGCAAAGAGCATCTATCCGGGATAAAGCTCGGCAGGCTGCAGAAAGCAAAGAGCGGTCAAGTGGCGGACTTGATACCCTAAAAGACCTGCCGGACAAAATCGAGTTTTTTAAGCCGAAGATGGGGAAAGGAGTTAAGGGTGAAAACTTCTTCTCAATCATCCCTTATGAGGTAAGTATCGACAACCATCCTTTTCAAACACCAGGTGAGTTGTGGCACGAATGTACCTACTGGCGGCACACTGTAGGAGAAGGGCAGGACAGAAAGAGTTTTATCTGTCTGGCTTCTACAGCTCAGAGTACGGAAAAACGTTGCCCTATCTGCGAGTACAGGGCCGCATTGATTAAAAGCGGTAATGATCCTGACTTGGCCGATCAATTAAAACCAAAGCAGCGGCAACTCTTTAATATCCTAGATCACGATGATGAGGATAAAGGCATCCAAATCTTTGAGATGTCCCCTCACATGTTTGGCTTTATGCTGGATGATGAAGAGGTGGTCCAGAGTGAGCGTAATTTTGATGGGAAGTTTTATGCGGATGTTCAGGATGGCCTTTCTATTATCGCCCGTTTTGATCAAGGTTCTTTTGCTGGAAATAAGTTTCCTGAGATTGCCAGGATTGACTTCGAAGAGCGTGACGATTTGCCGGACGAGTTCATTGATGAGGCGGTGGATTTTGATGCCTGTCTCCGAATTTTATCTTATGACGAGCTGTACAAGAAATTTCATGGTTTTATTGGCGCCGAAGAAGATGAGCCGGAAGAAGAAAAACCACGCCGACCTTCCAGATCATCCAGAACTGAAAAGGAAGAGGAGCCGGAAGAAAAGCCAAAAGGCAGAGAACGAACCAGAAGGACAAGGGCCGAAGAGAAAGAAGAAGAGCCGGAACCCGAAGAGA